AACGGGAATCTGTCGAAAGGCACCTGCATAGGGCTTGCCATCAATTGAATTGATAGGCTTTAGACCGTAGGGTGCTGAGACAGTGGGGTAAGCCATGTTTTAAGCTCCAAAAAAATTAAAGGCCTTTGCCAAAACTCACCTTAGAACTACGTTCTTTGAACATAGGCATCCGAGGATCGTTTTCGCGCATAAAAGTGTTATCTACTGAGGCCATCTGAGCATCTGCTTGTTTAGCAAAATACTCATCTCGCTGTACAGTAAATTCGACCGGGGTCTTGCAAAGCAACAGTCCACCAATCTCGATACTGTCTGGAAAGCGGTTAGCTTGACCACTCATCAAAACAATTTCGGGGTGTTCCGAAGCCTTCACAGGCTCCCAGCCTTCACGAAGTTTTGAGGAAATATTCAACGCATCAGAAGCACCCAATGTAGACAGACGGATCCAACGGAACGCATACCCTTCCTCTGGATGAGGATCGGGCAGAAGTTGGGGAGGCATCCATTTGAGTGGACGCTGAGCTGCTGCACGGCTATCGGTTTCGCGCTTTGCGCGGTTTTGAACTGCTTCTGTCATTTTGAATTCCTCATTTGTTCCGCAACCTTACGCGCGTAGAGTTCCAATGGAACACCTAGACGTTTGGCGATATTTACTTGGGTTTGAGTTAACACTACCTTTTTAGGGGAAGAGCTTCTCGTTGCTGGCGCAACCACATTCGATTTAGTTCGCTTGACTTCCTTTTCAGGCTCATCAGCGGGTTCCTCAGAATCGAAGGCATCTGGGAACACTTGTCGCATACGAGAATTTACTTTCTCGTAGTAATCATCGGAGGCCGGATCTACTCCATTTTTAACCAGCTTGTTGTGGAGTCCAAGCGCAAAACTGGTCATTTCATCGTCAGGCCCAAACCATTTGTTCTGCTCTCGCCACCGTTCCGCCTTGGGATCAACGGAAGGAGCTGAAGCTTGCTGTATTTTTACAGGAATTTCATCTTCTTGTAAAGGGGTAGGCTTGAAATTGTTTACACGATCAAGCTTTATCTTGACCGAAGTCAGATTTTCCTGAGCATCCACCAGTGCCTCAGAGTCACCAGCTTCATAGGCTTCTTTGTACTGTCTGCGAGCAGATTCCATCTCTGAAGCTACCGTTTTCTTGGCCTGCTCCAGCAGTGCATTCTGCCCTTGGTTCAAAGATCCTTTGAGCTTTTTGTTTTCTTCGACAATAGTCTGTGCAGCCCTAATAGCTTCCTCACGCTCCTTGTAAGCCTGCTCAGTTTTGCGCTTTTCTTCGTGGTAACCTTTCTGCAAATGCTGAATTCTGCGCCGAACCTTCTCGCCGTAGCTATTTAGCTCTTCGTCATCAAGATCTTTTGGAGATTCCTCCATCTTTTTGGTAGATTTAGGCGTGTCATCGACAATTTCTATCTCAGTTTCGCCTTCACCTTCAATTTCTATCTTTAATTCAGCGTCTTCTTGCTGTTTTTTAGGCTTTTCATCGATTTCATCGGGAAATCTGTACTCTGTTCGTTCCATTTTTCCTCCTTAGATACGAGTTATGCCGCGAGGATCTTGAACCACGGCTTCTACAGAGTCATCATTGATGATTCTGAACTCTTTTCCGTGGATTTTGATGCGAGTACCGGTGTTGGGTCTTACCAACACAAAGTCTCCCACCTTACAAGATGCGCCAGATGGGAATCGCTTCTCATCCTTGAAGGCATCCGGCCCCATTTTCACCACAAAAAGCACCGGTGACAGTAACTCTTCATAGTGCATGGTCTGCCCAGCCTTAACTAGACCACTCTCATACTCCTCATCAACGTCCGGTAAGACGCATAAAAGGTGGTAGGTCACAGGTTCTGGTACTTGCTTTGCCTTTTCCTCTGCCGTGGCATTCAAAATGCCCGACAAATCAACGGCTTGAACATCAAACTCAGTCATCATCATCATCCTTTAATTTCCGCACAAGGTCATTGATTTCCATCTGTGCGGTTTGCAGACCCCGGATTGCTCCGCACAGTTCTTTGTAATGAGCGTAGTCTTTTGCTACGCCATCACTCAGCACTCCTAAATGTTGATTAATGTGTTCTTGAATTTTCTTGTTCAAAATGTCAGCAAGTTTTGGATCCATTACTCACCCTTTTTTGTTCGGTTCATCATTTCCAATTGACGCATCGTTACGTCAGATTCAATTCTGGCCTTGGCCTGCAACTCTTGTGACTGGATGCGTTTACCTTCTCTTGCTATTTCAGCTTCAATGCGTTGTTTTTCAAGCTGCAATTTCTGCATTGCAATCTGCGCATCTGACTGATCTTTCTGTGTCTTACGCTGTACATCAGCCTGTTTAACCTGAAGCTCGGCCTGCTGAATCTGAACCAACGGATCTTGCTGCATTTGCTGATTCTGTTGTTGTTGTGCTTGAGCCGAATTCTTTTGCATCAACTGCTGAGAACCTTGAGCCACCAAGCGCGACAACTGAACTTCAACATCTTCTGGCAGATCGGAATCAGGATTAGGCAATGGCACACCAACTTGCTCTTCCACATCCTTGCGATACTTAAATGCCAAGTGTTCTGCAATGTGCGCCATGATCGCCGCCTGCATTTGTTGCGCCATAGGATTTTGTCCAATAGTCGCTGCAATACTTGGGTCTTGCATGAACGATTGGTGCGCCTGAATATGCGCATCCTGATCTTGGTAGATGAAAGCCTTTGTCGGTTCACCTCTCAAGAAAGCCATGTTCTCGCTGATTGGATCTCTTGGCTTCTGGTCATCTTTTGTTGGCACCAGCTTATCTGCATTCTTTACACCCAACACTTCAATCATCTGACGATGTAGCTGCGGCAAGTTATAGATCTGTGGAGCCTGTTGTGCCAACTGAATCACAGCTTGATACTGCATGATCCGCTGCGCCATAGTTGCAGCATTAGGATCTGACACTGGTATCACTTCCACCATGTCATAGTCTTCTTGCTTGGCCTTACGATCTCCACTCTCAGGATCGTATTCATACTCCGTAGGCGTATAGTCACGAATGATGTTTTTCAGGATTTTAAATTCCTGCTTCATCGAAAAGTGAACTCGCGCCTGCACAGCAGACATCGTTTTTAACTGCCTCTCAAGAATAGCCAGAGTAGTTCCAACCGGCGCATTTGCACTCATATCACTGATCTTCATATCAGCAATAGAACCTAGCCTGCGACCCTCTTCAGTTATCTTCTCCAGCAGCATCGCCAATACTTGGCTCGGCTCCTTATATGGCAGCGCCATGATGTTGTCTTTGATCGACCCACTAGGCACATCAACATCTCTAAACTCTCCGGGAGAGATGGGCGTATCATCACCCTTCACTCGCAAACCGCGCGATTTCAAGCCGCCGGGTAAGTTACTCAAAGTACCAGCATCAATTAACTGACGGATCAATGAAGTACCAGCCCGTGCATATCCGCCAATCAGATGTATGTAGCCAAATCCATAAGCACCAAATCCCGGTACATAGTCATACTGAACCATATGCTGGCGCTTTAATCGAACTACATCATCTTCCTCGTAGTTGCGATAGATCGACAAAATCTTTCCCGTGCCTGCGTCAATAGAAACAATATAAGGCAAGGCTATCTCATCTTCATCCTCATACCCCGGCATTTCAAAATCAATCTGCACTTCGTAAACCTGATACCGGTCATCGTCAGTCAAAGAGTAGCCCTGCTCTTCGGCTTTCTTTTTCTCAACGTCAGTATGAATCGCAACAGGCTCACCCAGATCAACATCTCTGTAAAATCCTGCTGACTGCAATTTACGAATATCGTTTTTTGTTTTGCGCATCACATGAGTAACACGCTCTGCTGTCCTAGCCCCACTTGAGCCGTAAGGAATAATTACATCCTCAGCAGGTATATATATAGAGGTCTGTCTTCCCAGTGCCGGATCAAAGTACACCTTCTTAAACGCTGACCCTGCAAGTCCTAAGTTAAATAACATCCGTTCATGCTCTGGTCTGTACTCAGGCATCGCTTCTGTCAACTGGTAGTTCATGTCAGCACGAACTCGCTCAGCAGCTTCTTCCTTCATCTTATTAATAGCACCAATGATTTCTGTCTTCACCGGCCCCGCTGCTGGAAACGTTTCCACAATCATTTCTGATTGAAATCTCACCGCCGCTTCTGTCAGTATCGTAGAGAAAACTCCGCAAGCCCCGTTCCACGGCTCAGTCCTCTCTTCATACTTCATCCCCAAAACATCTAAGCCCTTTACAAACATCTCCACCCAGTCTTTTCTGGAGTTAATATCTGCCTCAACAAGCTCAACAATCTCTGAACCCACTTGCTCCAGCTCACTCTCATCCATGAACTCTGCCAGATTAGAATCAAACTTTTCAGAATCATCATCAGATTCAAAAGTAATTTGCATCCCACCCATCCCTATAGATACAGACTCGGGATCTTCAATTTCAATTTCCAAGTCAGGCTCTTCTGTTAAAGATTCCAGCCCTTGGGGCGCGGTATAAAGTGATTTTGCAATGTCCATTTAATCCTCAATAGTAAGTTTGTTTTCTGCGAAAGCTCTTCAGCTCTTCCCGTTCATCGGTTGCAAGTCTTAAAAAACCGCCCTTGCGAAATCTAATCAGCGCCTGTGTAGATGAATCCACCAAGTCATCATTCGGTGCATTAGGAAATGCAGCCATCTCTTCAATTAACTCGTCAGCCCAGCGAGTCTCTGGAGCCCACACTTTACCTGAACTAAATAAATCAGCAACTGCATTGATCCGCACAAACTTGTCATTCCCCCGGCTCGGCGTGTAATCACTCACCACAATGCCCATCTGCCTCAACTCAAATATTAACGGACTGCCCGCAGCCTTTGCCTCAATCACACACGCATCCGGCTCCCAATACATATAGTTAGAGTAAGCCTTCTCCTTCAACTCAGGAAACTCCATCCGCTTCTTAAACGCATCCAGCAAAATAATGTTTGCATCTTCACTGTTCTCATTTAAATAAAACACACCCCATGTCGTACAAGCCGAATAGTCACTCCTCTCACTCTTCGTGAAAGCAGTGTCCCAACTCTGAATAATAAACTGACATACCGGCGGCTCCTCCTTCGTCCATCTCTTCCACCACTCCCGCTTTACAATCGCACCCTCTTCACCAGTCGGATTCTGCTGATACTGCGCATTCCACTTGGCTGCTGGTAACTCTTCCCTTAGAGCAGACAGCTCATCTAAACTCCAGAACTCAGGCCACAAAGGTTTTCCTGACGGCATAATAGCAGGCAGCTCAATAATCTCCCACTCCTCACCCTTATCTCTACCTGCTGCATCTTTAATAACTCTACCTGTCAGATCCCTGTCTCCCCAGCGAGTCATCACAATCACAATAGATCCACCCGGCTGTAAACGTTGTCGTGGCCCAGATGTATACCACTCATAAACCTTATCGTAAACACTCGGATCCCCAGCCGCTAATGCAGCCTCCTGCTCCGAATGCGGATCGTCAATTATCAAAAGATCCGCACCCTTACCCGTCACCGTTCCCCCAACACCAATAGCAAAATACTCACCCCCGCCATTAGTAGCCCACCTGCCAGCAGCCTTACTATCCTGCCGCAAAGCTACGTTAGGAAACACCTTCGCATACTGCTCACTACCCACCAAGTTCCTGACCTTACGTCCAAAACCCACAGCCAGATCCGCCGTGTTCGAACACTGAATCACCTTCTTGTTCGGAAACTTTCCCAGAAACCAACTCGGCAATAAATACGAGGCAAACTCACTCTTCGTATGTCGTGGCGGCATATTAATAATCGCCCTCTTAATCTTCCCATTCGCAATATCCTCAAACTTCTTCGCCATCAAAGAATGGTGTCGTCCACTCACAAAACCGGGCCACATCATCTTCACATAACTCATAAACCCATCTTGAGCCTTCTCACGATCCACCGCCCCACGATACTCCATCACCTGAGCCATGAACTTTTCATATTCATGCGGTTCTAATTTTTCTATCAACTGTTCAAGTTTCATAGTCTCAATCTATTGTAAGTTTGGCGTAAACTGGTAACGTTACCACCTTACTGAATTCTTACTGTAAGTTTCGTGTAATGTGGTAACGTTACCACCTTACAGTTTCCTTACTCCAAGTTCCTGAAGTTAATGTACACAGGTCTAACCGTCCTGCCCCGTTTCTCAATCCTCTTCACCACACCAAGATCAACCAACCTATCCACCAATCTCTTCGTGTTCGCCAGTCCCATCTTTCCACGGATATACGCTATATCCCGTAGCGTGGGAGCATAGTGGTACTTCTTCCACCACTCATCTATTACTAGAAAAACTTCATTCTGCGCCGGGGACATTTCCTTCTCCATACATTCCTCATACGTCATATCCCCCTGTCGGGGGATCATCTTTGCATTAAAAATTTTTTTACTACCCCCGGAGGGGATATTCAAACTTTTCATGGGGGGTACCTTCCATAAAAGATTGAGTTTGTTTGAGTGGAATAGTATGTTTGTCACCTTGGGACTCCGCTTCGGCATCGTGGGGGGTGG